TCGCCTTGTGTGGTAAGATCCAACAACAAGGCCTTGAACTTGGCATATTCTCTGCTGTTGAACTCTAAAGAGTTGAACAGTTCAAACTGCTGCTCTCTTAGGAACACACCTGTTAGAGCCAATGGCGACGAATGTTGAACAATGACGTCACCGTAGGTGATGATGTCGCCAAGGTCACGGCTGTTGTTGGCGCCAACTATAGGACCTTGAATGTCTTTTAGATTCTGACCAATGCTTTCGTAATGTGTACGAATAGTGCCTAGCGTAAATGTGTTGCTGTTTTCGTTTAGCGGATTGTTTTCTAAGTTTAAAGGTATTTGATAGAATCCAACACTACTAGTCTGATTGCTGAGAACTTGTACTTCAACAATGGCTCCGTTGGCTAGGGCATCAATTAGTGTTATTGTAGTAGAATCTGCGCCTACTGTGTATGTGTAGTTGGTTGGGTCCAGGAACACGCCTTCGGCAAATAACTGTATTGGTGAATATACTGTTTCAGTGTCGATAGCAATGTCCAACACCAGGGGAGATTGATCGTATACAAAACTAAACACCTGGCGGCTGCGATTTTCAGCTGCGGCAGTTTGCCAACCAATTAAGCTACCAAACGTCACACGATCCACATACTGTCTAATGAAACCTGTGCTGATGGACAACTCTGAACTGACGTTGTTGCGAACATAGATAAAGGTGTCAGTGTAGAGATAGTTTTGAAATACAATGTCGCCTACGTTGTTGATGTTGAGATAGCGCAGTGAAAATCCCAAAAACTCATCAATAATCTGTGTTGATCCTGCTGCATAGCCAAACAGTTGGCTGCCACGGAAAGTGGTACTGGGGTAAACAGCAAGATTACTGAAGCTGATGCCGTTGATATCAAACACATCAAACAATGGCGGCTGGTTTACTTGTGTCTTTTCTTGGGCCGGAATCCAATCAACACCGTCAAACCAAAAGCTCTTTCCTTGTTGAGTATTTCCACTGAGTGTGACCACAGTTTGATTGACTAGAGCAGTTCCTAGCGGAACTTCAACCAAGTCAATGATCAACACACCGCTGTTGTTGGGATCAATAAACTGTACTTGATAAATTTTGTTGCGTACATCAGGATCGAGGTCAGCAGCAAATATCACACGACTACCTGTGATAAATGTATAACCATCTATACCGTAGCCGCGTTGGCCGTTGATGTTGCTGAGTGCATCTGTTTCAGCAAAGTCAACCACGTCAACTGGTGTCTTGCCTTGTGTTCCAAAGTTGTAAAGATTGAGGTTAGCTCTGAATTCAATGATTGGACGCTTGGCACGACGATTGTTGTCGATCACCTGCACTTGATTGTTATAGGTGGCCGTGGCTCGAATCACGTCAACATGGAACCAACGGTTACTGCGTGTCCACGCATTGAGGTCACGACTGGCACGATTAATGGTAATGTAATCTGGCACTGTTGGTGCATTCAAGCTGGCATCGTAAGGTTCGCTATCGTAGCTGGTGCTGTCGTAAGGTATAGATGCGCTGCGTGTGTAAGTTTCTGGAGTTACAAATTCGCTCACTGGCAACAGTTTGATGCCGTTTCCTATGTTGACGCCAGCAACTGGAGTATTAGATAGCGGTGCACCGGCTGGAGCACCTGCGCCTGTGTTCAGTAGGCTTTCTTCCACGGTTTCATAAATGTACTGTTGGAAAGTGGTAGTTGAATGAACAGCACCAGTCATCAACTGGCCTTGGTATGTGTGGAAAGCACCAAAGTATGCTTCTCCGTCGACAAAGCCTACTCTAAATTCTTCGCCTGGTCCAGTGCCAACACCTTCTACATAGTATTCTAAATTTTGATAACGGGTGGGTTCAATTGGACCTCGAAACTGCACTTTGAGTCCGTTAGTAAACACCACTCCGTTGGGGCTGGTATAATTTTTGGCGCCAATGATTTCGTTGATGTCGATAAACAGCTCTTCGCCGGGATCTACCAGTTTGATACGGCCAAAAAGTTCTGGGTTGGTACCATCTTGATAGTATAGATCGTCTAGCACTGCTGTCAGCAAAGGTATCTCTTGGAAATAACCTTCAGCGTCTTTGTACCATTGAGTGCTGGCATAGACTGTGCCGAAGTTGATGGTAAACTTGCTGAAGTTAGTAACAGTCTGTACGCTGGTCAGCTGCATGAAAGGATTACCAGACAAGTCGTTGATGTATTGTATTTGCCAAATGCTGTAGCGTTGTGCTTGACTATCAATATTGGTGGTTTGATCAAACGTGGTTGTATCAAAACTGCCTACTAGACCATTGTCGTTATTATCGCGCGGTAGCGGATCAAACTGTGTGGTCACTTGCCATCCACCATCTTCTGCATCTGCAGTGGTGTTGGTAAAGATTACAGTACGACCGTTGAGGTTAGTGATTCCATCAATACCTTCAGGATACTGGCTTAAAAATTCGCTGACATAAACGTTGTTTAGTTGATTGAACTTGAGACCTGTCAACAGATCCACAGTGCCAATGTTGGTCAGAGTGTAGTAAAAATCTTGTGCTGTTTTAAGTGGCACATTAAAAGTCACAGTTCCTTGACTTTCGCCATTGTTGACTACTCCTAGTACATCTCTGCTGCTGATGTTGGGTGTAGCTGGCATACGACCATTGACGCCTGGCGCTGCTTGAATCCAAAAGTTGAATCCAGGTTGATTCACGTTGAACTCATAGTTGCCGCCGCGCACCAAGGTCAATGTAGGATTACCGCCTGCTAGGTCGCTGAATGTATAGGCTGTTTCGCCGCGAGTGATGTCCCACGCATCTGTCAGAGCAATAGGAGTGCCAAACACATCAACAGAATCAGGTCCTTGTGGCAGCCAGTAATATTGACTGTAGTTTGTAAACTTGTCTAGGTCGCAAAAAGGATCCCAGGCGTAGTATTCGCTCTGGAACAAGGCGTCTTGGCGAACAGTGTCAGCGCCTTGAAGATTCAAGGCATCAATGATGCCAGGATAGGTAATAACATCTGCAACATTATTGGTTTCTGGCTTGAGAAAAACAACACCAGGTTCCAGTTGATAATCACTTCTAGTAGCAGTTGGCTCTACAACATAGTTGTCAGCAGGGTTTACACCAGGTCCGACTCTGCGTCCCACATATCCTTGTGTACGTTTGATTACAGGCTCTTGAGTCAGTTGATCAAGTGTTGCTCCCAGGAATTGTCTGTTCGTTTGTGTGCGAAATATTTCTGGTAGTAGGTCTACGGTGCGACGTGTAGCCATTAGATACTAGCTCCTGTAGAAGTGCCTTGACTGATGGATGATGGATACAATCCAGATACAGCAGTTTGACTGCGAATGTTGCTTTGTGTTAGGGCGTCAATCACTTCAATGTCTGACACAGTGGCAGCACTGACAAAAATTTCATTGGCAGCTGAACGTATTTCGTACAGGTCTCCAAAGCTCTTGAGTGGATTTAGTGGTACTAGGACCACTGAACTGATTATGGATCCCAGTTCCTTGTGTAGGTAAGCAGCCAGTTCGCTGAAGAAAAAGCTATTGCCAAAATCCCACTTGTCTATAGTAAAGTATTCGTTGATGCTGGCAACCACACGACTCTTGATTTCACTTATACTAGCAGTGGTCTTGGATGCACGAACCACTTTGATGGTGCCGCGTAATTCTGGAACAGCCTTAGCACCAAACAAGGGTTTAAAAACCACTGAATTCAAAATCATATTGTCTGATATCATCTTGTAATCATTCAGTCCAGAGTAAGCCAAACTCAATTCGTTGATAGTAGGCGGTGCAGGTTCTGGCACAGAATCTGTTGTGTCTTTGATGTAGTTTTGATATGCAGTATAGTATTCTTGATTCACTATGTAAACGTCAATGATGTTGGTAATACCAGGATCGATCACATTGGTCAACCCACTGTTGTGTCTGTATTGAAAGTAGAGATCTTGACGGCCAACTTGCACAATAAAATCAGCACGTGGTACTATAATACGCTGGATAATTCCGTTGACGTTGGAAATTAACAATTCGTAAAACAAGCCGCTTTCGTAAGCGTAAAAGATCTGGCCGTTAATGAATTGACTTTTTACCAGCTCAATAGCATCTTTGGTAGCATAGGTTGAGTTAACTATACCCGATGCCACTGGCAAATAGTTTTCGGTGTCGTTGGCATCTGTTGTTAGTTGTAAAAATACTAACTTGGAATTAGGATTAACTGCGGGTGCTACAATTTCATTAAAGAAGTCTGGATTGTCAGCAACACCGTCTGAGTCACTGTCGCGATAACTGACCACAACCTGGAAGTCATTTACAAAACCGTCGCTTTGTACAGGTTGTCCAATGATTTCCATTGATATGTCGCCTGGCAAAGGCGAGTTTGAATCAGGCTTGGAATTGGTTTTAAGTACGCGAACAAAGTCTTTGATTACTTTGCCAGTCTTGCTGTCGTATATTTTTTCACTGGTATCAAAGAAAAATCTAGTTTCGATAATGCTGGCAAAAATGTAATCTAATCCACGTGATACCACTGTGTAGGATTGACCATTGGTCACAAACTGTACTAGCCAGCTGGCGTCAAGATTTACGCCTTGTGTGTTTTGTGCATTGGTCAAGCTGAAAGGGGCGTCTTGTGCCAAGTTGGTGCTGGTAATAACATACCATGTGCTGGTCAAGTTGTTGTAGCCTATGCCAAAGTTTCTAAACAGTTCAATCTGCTGCAACATACTTTGTTCTACAGTAGCGGGAATGTCGTCAACAAATTTTGGAATCACTTGTTGTGCCAATGCGCCAGTTGGTACAAACACGTTGAGTGCAACAGGTCCAGACCCATCAGGCAAGTTGCCTAGTCCTGAAGCTGTACCGTCCAGTACCACAGCACTGATAGTGGCCCAGATTTCTAACTTTTCATCAGCACGAATTGGCACACCAGCTACCAAGCGATTGTTGGCATCAAAGAAATAGCCAGCCGGTGGAATAAACTTTACCAAAGATCCTTGAGTGATGTACTTGGCGTTGTTGCTGGCATAGCTGCCAATGCTTTGTGGAGTCAAGTTACCAGTATTGTAAAAATATCCTGTGGTTTCGTTCACAATAGTAGTGCTTTGATTCCACGCTAGATTTAACACCAGCAGGCTGGGACGCAGGAAGTTGGCATAATAAAACTGCAACATTTGTCTGGAACTCAGCAAAGGTTCAATTGAGTTTGTGATGATGTCTACAATGTCGTTGCGATTGATCCAGTCAAATTCAAAACTAGTCAAGGCATTTTGTTCGTACAACATGCCGTCGCTGGCAAAAATATTTGTGCTAGAGTATTTGCCAGTGACATCTGCCAAGTCAATGTAACGTGTGGTACCAGTTGCTGAACGTGCAACTGCTTTGCTTTTGATAATGTTGTTGTAACGAGTAAACGGAAAGTTGTTGTAGTCTTCGCCGTTGACCATTCTGTTTTGTGTATAGTAACGAGCAGGAGCACGTTGTTTGATTTCTTCTAAGGTTTCGCGAGGTTGTGCATTTGATACTGGACTTGTGATTCCACAGTTGAATGTTAGTACTTCGTTGCGACCATAGCGACTGACATAGGTAACTTCTAACACAACACTTTGCATTTCTTCAGGATTGATAATGTACTCTAATCCGTTGGAAGCACGAACATAGGTGCGGAAAAATCCCACAGGCACTTCTGAAAACACACCATCGCCGAATGTCAAGGTAATCTGATCATTAACACGACTGGTTATGCTGTAGATCTTTCTTTGATTGGGGGCCAACTGTTCGACTGCTCCGGCATAAATGCTTTCGGCATAGGCCCACTCGCTGGCGACTGTTCCAATATCATCCAGTTGGTACAACCAGTAGTCTTCGTTGTTGACACCTTCAATATTGATGTCGACTGTGCGATTGGTAATGGCTTCAGCCAAATTGAAGTCTTGATTCTGCAACACACCTTGCTTGAACAAGAAGAAGAAGCCGGAGTTGTTGGATCCAAATCCCAGTTGATCGTTACGAAATAATATGTTGAATTCGCCGTTGGGTTGAGGCGGCGGTTCATACACATAATTTTTGCCTTGTGTTGAAGAATTTACAGCTTCAAAAGGCATGTTAACACCATCAACGTTAGCAGTGTAAGGTATAACTGGCAAGAATCCTGTGGCAAAATTTATAGTGTATTCATCGGTTTTAATGCCTAAGATTGTTTGGCTGCTGGCTGGGCGACCAATTTTCTGGCTGTCCACAAGCGCAGCATTGATTACGTAGATGAACTGCTCTTGCCAATTGATATTTGTAGGGTCGTTCCAGTTGATGGTGACGTTTGACAAGTTGACACCGTTAATATCTGTGATACTTTCTGTAGTTTGAACCGAAAAAACTTTTAAAAAGCCTTGTGCTGCTTGGTTACGTTTGGGAGTATAGCTGACTAGGTCAGCCAGGCGAATCACTGAGTCACGTCGTTCTGCTGTGTCTAGGAAGTTTTCTCGAGCATTTAGATCATTACGGAAGGCTAGAGCCTGTCCCATAAATGCCATGACATCTAACAGGGCAATGAATTCTGACGATTCAATGTAGTCGTTGAATGTTTCTGGGTAGTATAAACGCAGATAGTCTACAAAACTCTTGCGTAGAGTTTCAAAATCGTAGCTTTGGAAGTCGGCTTCTCTGTAGGTTTGGTACAGACGCTTCCAATCTTCTACTCCAAATATTGCTGTTTGTCGCGCAGTTTTAGCCATGTTATCTCGTCAGTAGAGTATTTATTCGAGTTAAAAACAGCGTAGTTTTAGATGAATGTGGCTCTACGAGTTTCTTGATCTAGAAATAGCGACAGCAGTTGCGCTTCTGAACCGTTTACTACACGAACAAATACCTCTATCAATATGCCATTGTCCTGTGGATACACTTGTGCATCTTGTAGGCTGACTCGCGGGTCGCCGCCGGCTACACGTTGCACTTCGGCTAAGATTTCTTGTGTTGTGTCTACTGCTTGATTTTCAAACACATAGCTCCACAAGTTTGTTCCGTACTCGGGTCGTCCAGGAATTTCTCCCTTTTGAATATTAAAGGCATTAGACAAATCACGTTTGATCAACTCAAAGTCAACCAAGGTAAATTTTTTATACTGATTGATAGTATTAAATCCAATAAATGTAGTCATACAAATACTTATCCCTATAACGTGTTGCTGCTATCAGACCTGTCGTCCCAGAGCGTTTTTATTGGCAGCCAGTTTTGCTTCTTGTGCAATTTCTGCATCAATTTGAGCCTGTGACTGAAATTGAGAATCAGCATAATTTACATTTGTAGTTCCTCTGGTTTGTGCCAATGCTGCGTCTGCATTTGACCCTGCACTAGATACTGGCAGACCTGAACCTGTGCCCAAGAACGTTGATTGTCCTGCAGATTGTGCAGTTTGTGTGCCAAAAGTTTGTTGGAATTCTTGTAGGCTGTTTGTTCTGCCTGTTGTACCTGCAGTGCCGGCGGTGGTGGTTGTAGAACCTGTTCCTGTGCCGAACTTTGCCAACTCTGCTTCGCCCCAGGTATTACCGGCTGCTGCACCAAGGGCGGCAGCTTCCCGTTCAGACTTGCCTTCAGCAATGGCCTTGTTGAACGCTTCAGTTCTTACTTCCTGTTGTCCTTTTCTAATGTCAATTGAAGTCACAGTGTAATCAGGCACAGGTACTTTCTTGTCACCAATGACTCCAGCAATGGCATTTGTCACAGGCAGACGATTCACAGTGCCCACTATGCCAGCAATGGCTATGGGGCCACGAGCACTGGATCCACCAAACACAGCACCCACAATGCTGGTGGCAACTTTGATTGCAACCTGTGCATTCTTGGAAATCTTGTTGATTTGATTTTGTACAAATGCATTAGCCTGTCCTGCTGCCCACAGCTTGACGTTTTCTGGTCCGTACTTGGCAGTGGATTGCAACAAGGATCCCAACTGCGGAACTGTTTCTAATCCGTTGAGTACACCTGTTTTTTTCAAAGCAGTAAGTCCATCTTTCATTAGACCCTGCTGCAAGCGTGTCTGCAACTGCGGATTGGTCAATATGCCACCAATGTTGCTGACGCCGTTCTTGCCAGTCCAGATAGTGGGGCTGGTCAGCACAGCGTTGAGTGCGTTGGAGTTTCCCAAATACTTACGAACTGTACCGGGTTTGATTAGACCCAGTTGTTCTAGCTGTAGCGGAGAGAATCCGTATTGTCCTATGCCTTTAAGTGTACTAAAAGCTGATGCTGCCTGCCCTACTCCAGCAGCAGCTGAACTCAATAGGCTGGTCACTTGCGGCACATTCAAACTGCCAATACCAGAAATTGCCTGTGTCTGTTTCAATATCTGTGCAGGACTTACAGCACCTGTGACTGGTAAGTTGGTCAACTGTGCTGTGGCTGCGGTTGTAGGAGTTGCCGGAATTACTGTGGCAGTGGACGATGTACCTACAAATCCTGAGCTGTCGCCGCCGGCGCCGCCGCTGGCAGTGAATTCTGTCACA